AGATATAAATGACATTTATTCCTGTAACTAGACTCCCTGCAACAGTAGGAACTGGCCAAACAAAATACCTTCTCCATTGATTAGCCCACTTTTTATCGGTACTGTCGGGGTAATCTTCTTTCCAGTTTAAGTAATCATCAAAAGAGAGGGGGCTTCCATCAGGGTCTTCTCCGTACCTTGGGTCTTCACCGCTCGAATCCGAAATACCAAGTTTCCAAATAGAATTTGATCTCCAATTTTGGGGATAATCATAATACTCCTGATCCACTTGAGTTACAGTCTTTTTGGCGTCTTGAAGTTCGGGCCAAGGGAATAATCCCGCCGCCTTCCGATATGCTCTGTTTATAGCCCTATCTATAAGACTAGGCGCATAAAGAGTTGATTCATCTCCGACAGTAAGGTCGTCTTGGATTGCCGTTCTTAGTTCTGCTAGTGTATCCATAGTCAAATAATAGATATCTGTTTTAGTTTAAGGCAATAAGTTAAGTGAACCACAATCTAAATTTCGGGCATTCCAGTGGTTGTAGTTGAACGAAACCTCTTTGCCAAAAAATTATAATTAAAAGCCCAATAATTATTAGAATTAAACCAACTGCTCCTAAAATGTAAATTCTTTTCATCTACCTAACGGAATCACGGAAATATAACTATCTGTCATTTGGGCAGTTCCCGTCCCAGACTGTCTTCTGGCTCTAATAATCATTGTGTGTGTTCCTGCACCAAATCCAAATATCCAAAACATTGAAAATGTTTGGTCATAAAGTTGGTCAAAAACTAAATTTGGTGAAAAAGATCCAGCAAGAGAATCATTAAAACTCATCACCATTATATCTCCAGCAGTACCAACTCGACCAAAACCCCAATAATTAACCAGAAGATTTGTTGTTCTTAATAAAACTACTTCTAAACTAGCTATCGTTACAAAATTAGAATCTGGAATTTGAGCTTCTGTGTCACCATTTGTTGCTTGATATGGGAAATTCGCTGTTGAGACTAATCCCGTTCCATCTATTATAGTTTGGCCATTTTCATCTTCTACTGTTATACCTCCTGTCAATAAAGAACCAGCTCGTATTTCTCCCTTAAACACCGCATCCCCCGTATCCCCATCTATCGCAAAGGTTGTTATCCCTGCTTTATCTCTGGCGGTTAATCCGCTAGGAGTTATCCTTAAATCTCCCGAAATGCCCGATTTAAAATCTCCAATTTTGAGACCACCAGATTGTTGCAACTCAAACTCTTGAAGTATCTTTTTACTTCTAGTGTTTAGCGCCTGACCAATAGTCTCACTTGCGACTATCTTTTTCTTAAATGGTTTATCTTTTGTAATAGCTGGAGAATAAGTACCCGCAGGGTTAGCCTGTCCAGGTAAGGGAACAAGTTGAGGTTCCCCTGGAAACGGAGTGTCCTGTATTACCTCTGGTTCGTAAACTTTGTCTGCCATGTTAGTCAAAGTAAGTTCTGCTTCTTAATACTGTCGGTGTCAGGTTGAAAGACGGAGTTAGTAAAATTTTATGTTCAAAAATATCCCCTTCCGCACCGATTCTAAATACTGCCTTTTTACCATTCGTTGTAGAGTAACTTGCGTCACCATTGGCCGCGTAAGCCCTTGTCCAACCCCCTGCTTTGTTCATTTTGTAAAATAGTTCTATGCTACATCCTGTAGGTAACTGCTCCATAAGCAATTCCGTATACTTCCAGGTTGTTGGTCTTTCTGGATTTTTCATCGGAGTTCTAAACTCAAGCGAGTGGTATTCTGCGGTGGCTTTAAAATCAGGGTCTACGGCTTTAACTCCGAAAGACGTACCATCACGGTAAGAACAAATAGTCGTGCCTTCAACATTAGCAACCGCACCGATTTCGTCTACATCAAGTTCATATTCTAAATTAAGAGTAAAAGGAGCTTCCTTGTGCCTACGGCCATAACTGTAAATCCCGTTATAACCAGATGTAGCCCCAAAAACACCCCAAAGAGATAAGTTTCCCAAGGACTGAACATCCACCCAGGATAAACTCGTACTTTCCCAATCAAATATATTAATCTGATCCACTTCATTAGCCACTCCACCGGGATTTACTCTACCCCCCCCAGGGAATCTTTTAGCGGGCATTGTGTCGGTAAAATTAGCAAAGAATATCTCTCCATCATCTCCGATTTGAGCTAGAGGAACCTCACAATCAATCATTCCATTAACACCTTTATTGGGATAGCCTGCTTTGTAAGTTCCTATTATCGCTCTACCGTTTCTTTCAACTATAGTTTTTGCGACATTCCCCGGAATTAAATTAAGTGCCTCATTAGTATAGGAATCGTCATATCCTACTAAAGCAATATCAGAACCTGCACTGATATAATTCGCACCACCGACTTGTTTCATGGTGTGCCAATCTGCATCGGGTAAATTATCAGCTACAGTAGTAACATCAGTCCAATTCGAGTTACCAGGGAGTTCTTTTTGTTTGACCTTAGTTCCTGTTGCCCACTGAAGATAAGTTGTCGTAGCGGATGGTTTTTCTTCTGCTCCTTTTATCTGTCCGTCTGGGTCTTTGTAAACATTTCTCCAGTAACCATCACTGAAACGCCTGTAAATAAATCCTGTGTTGCCGAATCCATAAGTATTCCCATCACTTGCCTTAACAAAGAATCTGATTAAATCCTCAAATACATTGACTAACCCTTCAGACTGGGAAGGTGAGGCACTTAACGATCCTGAAGGAGACGCTGAACCTGAAGGAGATGCACTTTTAGAGGCACTCTTAGAACCCGATGGTGAATTACTTTGGCTGGGAGTACCGCTGGGACTTTGAGTTGGACTCGCACTTCCACTTGGTGATGCCGATGCGCTGGGTGAAAGAGAGGGTGAGATTGAATGAGTTATCCCAAAAAGCCCCTCATCAATCAATCTCTGTCCGCAAGTAAGGGTATCAACAGTTTTCCTGATATCTAGGTTGCTTAGGAACTTTGCCGATCCTCTTATCCCACGATCAGAAAATGACGAAATCCCGCCCGACCATGAAGTTATCTCAAAAATTGGCATACTTTATATTAGAAAAAATTATTGGTTTAACGCAATTTAGTCTGGTGAGCTGGGTAATGCATCCCACGACTTATACTTATCAACATAAGCAATAGGGCTTGAAGGACTTGCACTCTCGGAAGCTATATTATTTGGGATTGGGTCATCGTCAACAACTATTGGTAAATCATCCCACTCCTTATATTTAGCAACATATGATATCGGAGAAACAGACGGGCTGGCGCTGGGACTGAGGGATGCTGACCCGCTTGCCGCAGAAGGTGACACACTTGCACTCTCACTTGCAGAGGGTGACAAGGAAGCGCTGGCAGAAGCAGACCCAGACGCCGAAGGAGATAATGAAGCACTTTCACTTCGTGACGCACTGGCTGATTCAGAGTTAGAAGCAGATTTACTGGCACTTTTGCTTTCTGATGCCGAAGCACTTGCAGAAGCGGAAGCTGATGGGGAAAGAGATTTGCTTTCACTGGCAGAAACAGAAGCACTTATTGACGCAGACGGAGACAAGCTCTTTGATTCACTTGCGCTTGGACTTGGTGATTTCGACTCCGAGGCACTTGGAGATAATGATGCAGAGAGAGACAGGGATGCACTAGGACTTAACGACTTACTTTCAGAGGCTGACGGACTCTGGGAAGCTGATTCAGATGCAGATGGACTTAAACTGGCTGATGGTGACAGGGAAGCACTAGGGCTTTGTGATTTACTTTCTGAAGCACTCGGACTTTGAGAGGCAGATGCGCTAGCCGATGGTGAAAGAGATCCAGAAGGACTTTGGGAAGCAGATCCGCTACCTCCTGAAGCAGAAGCGCTAGCGCTAGGTGATAAAGATTTACTTCCCGAAGCAGAGGGACTAAGACTTTTTGATTCAGAAGCACTAGGAGACTGGCTGGCAGATGGAGATAAGCTGGCCGATGGGCTTAAACTCTTAGACTCACTAGCGGAAGGAGATTGACTCTTGCTCGCTGAAGCACTAGGACTCAAAGAAGCTGATGGCGAAAGAGAGGCACTTGGACTTAATGATTTAGACTCTGAAGCGCTGGGAGAAAGGCTCTTGCTTTCTGAGGCGCTTGGGCTTTGAGACGCACTAGGGCTAAGTGAAGCGCTAGGAGACAACGATTTACTTTCACTAGCAGAAGGAGACAAACTAGCACTAGTTGATGCTGATGGGCTAAGACTGGCCGATGGTGATAGTGAGGCGGAAGGGCTTAAGCTCGCAGACGGACTAAGAGAGCCTGAGGGGGACAGGCTAGCTGACGGACTAAGAGACTTACTTTCTGACGCTGATGGACTTTGACTTTTAGACTCACTAGCACTTGGTGAAAGTGACGCAGATGGACTTAGAGATGCCGAGGGACTTAGAGAGGCACTAGGGCTAAGACTAGCGCTTGGACTGAGTGATGCAGACGGTGATAGCGAGGCCGAGGGGCTAAGGGAGGCACTCGGGCTTAAAGAAGCTGAGGGTGAAAGAGATGCGCTTCCTGCCGCCGTACTTCCTACTGCCAAATATAGAATTTCTCTTGCTGTTGCATCGGCGGTTGACCAGTTAAGAGTAAACCCATCACTATCAAATGAAACAAAATCTGCTTCTGCATCCAGGGTAGGAGTATCAGCATGGGAATACATTGTAATAATTTCATCTTGGTCTAATACACTATTTGCCTGTTGGGGTGAAACAGCGTCTTGATCTCCCATCCATGTAGCAAATCTGGCTGTTGTACTTGAAGCTGCACCAATAGAATGTTTAGAGTCTTCTATGATCGAAGAAGAAGTTACTTGGTTCCAGCTCATAAGAAGTAATCCATTTGGCTGAAAACCTACTCCACTCGTTACTTGATTACCCGTACCTGTAGCCTGGTTAAATGACCCAACTTTAAAACTTGCACCCTTAAAACAAAATGCGAAACCATATCTTGCTGTCCCAGAAACCGTCGTGTAATTCAAGGTAAAACCATCGGAGTCAAAAGATGTAAGATCAGCCGACATAAATGCCGCACCACCATTTGATTCATCAATAACCTTGCCAGTTTTTTGGGTTTTTTCGTCAATTTGTGTTGTAACGGTCGACCCTATACGTATGCCCATAGCTCCCTCGGCAGAAGCCCCAGAAGCGAAACCAAGTCCAATTAAAGACGTGTTATTCGTAGTAGGTAAAGACGCAGAAGCACTTGTTAAAACAAGCATCGCATCTGGTTGAAAGCCTACGCCCGTATATGCCTGGCTACCCGTCGATGTTTTTGTTGTAAATTGGAGAATTGTAGAATTCGTTAGATCAGTCCCACCTAACGCTATATAATTCATTATATAAGCAACGCCGTCTGAGGTTGTTATATTGATGGTGAATCCGTCGGCATCAAAAGAAACAAAATCTGCATCGAGAATTATGGTGTCGCTTGAGTTGGCAAGTGAAACAACTTTTGTTGCCACAGTTGACCTGCTTGCATCTGTGGGGTTGGAGCCGTCAAAACCACGAGTTGATTGTGTTGTTCTATTTGTTGAAGAGGTGGCAAAACCAAGAATTAAAGTGGCATTAGCCGCGTTGCCGTCCGCAGTTAAGTTATTCCCTACAAATATAATTGCTTCAGGTTGGAAGCCAACACCAGTTACAGACTGGTTGCCTGTGGAAGTGTTAAGTGCAAATGAGCCAGCTTTTGTTGATAATGCCATTTCATCTTAAATTTCGTAGTGCTTGAAAATAAGTCCCTACTCTCGCCAGCGTTGCACCGTTGAGAGAAATATCATCTATTGCTGCATCTATGGCATCGGTCTTCTGTTTTCTCAGAATTGCGTTTCTTACTTCGTCAACCCCGCTATCATCAATTTCCTGTTGAGTGGGGACTAGTAAGGTTAGATTATCCACATCGAGCTTCCAATACCCATTGTCAAGATCAATAGGTGTTACCATTTCAATCGCAGTCTCATCCAGGGACAAAACAGGAACATTATCTGTGGTAAGTCTCCGTATTATTCTTGTTGTTGTGTGAATGATTGCTTTTTGCATACTTTTAATATTAAACTAAATCTTTATTTAAAGACAACTAAAGTGTGCTTGTATATTTGTCCGTATAAGTATTTCCTGTAGTTGAATACTTATTGGTATAACTTGCCGGTGAAGGTGAGGCCGAGACTGAGGCAGATGCTGAAGGAGATTCAGATGCTGATGGGCTTAAGGAAGCACTGACCGATGCCGATTCACTTGCGCTGGGAGATAACGAGGCGCTTCCACTTGCCACCGATTCGCTAGCACTTCCGCTTGGACTTAGAGAGGCCGATTGGCTAACGCTTCCTGAGGGAGAGAGGGAGGCGCTTTCTGATTTAGATGCACTCTTGCTTGCAGACTTGGATGCAGATTTTGATTCCGAGGCGCTAGGACTTAAAGATTTAGATTCAGACTTTGATGCTGATGCCGATCCCGAGGCTGATGGGCTTTGACTAGCGGAGGGTGAAAGACTTTTACTCTCCGATGCCGAAGGGGATTGACT